TTGGAAGTGAGCGCCAATCCTACGCTGAGTGTTGAGCAGTTCCAGGAGCTGCTGACATACATTCAGGCCTTGCGAGACTGGCCGCAATCAAAGGCCTTTCCGGATACCGATCACCGCCCAAACCCGCCGCCCTGGCTTGCCGAGCAAACCCGCTAAACGCCCCGCACAGTCGGGGCGTTTTCATTCCCGCGCTTCGGCGCCTGTTCCACCCACGGCCTCGCACATGCGGGGCCTTGTCATTTCTGGAGACTCTATGAGCTTTTTCCACGGCGTCACTGTCACCAACGTGGACACCGGCGCACGCACCATCGCGCTGCCCACGTCCTCGATCATCGGCTTGGTGGATACCTTCACCGAGGGTCCAGGCGTTAGCGCCAAGGCCAATGACCTGTTGTTGATCACCAGCGAGCGCGAGGCGATTGCCGCCTGGGGCCCGGATGCGGCGATCACTAAGGCCTGCCAGGCCATCTACCAGCGGGCCAAGGCGGTGATCGTCGCCTGTGGCGTGGCCAAGGTCGCGGACGCGGCGCAACAGACCTCGGCGATCATTGGCGGGGTCCTGGCCAGCGGCAAACGTACTGGTCTGCAGGCGCTGCTCGATGGCAAGAGCCGTTTCAACGCCCAGCCACGCCTGCTGGTGGCGCCTAAGCACAGCGCGACCCTGGCAGTCGGCACGGCCCTGGTGGCCCTGGGGGACAAGCTGCGCGGTCTGGCCATCATCGACGGGACCAGCACCACCGACGAGGCGGCCATGGAGTACGCCAAAAACTTTGGCGCCAAGCGCGCCTACCTGGTTGACCCAGGTGTTCAGTATTGGGATGGCCAGGCCAGCGCCACCGTCGACGCCCCGGCCTCGGCCTGGGTCGCTGGCTTGTTCGCCTGGACTGATAGCGAGTACGGCTTCTGGGCCTCGCCATCGAACAAGGAGTTCGTCGGAATCACTGGCACAGGCCGGCCTGTCGAGTTTCTGGACGGCGACGAGACCTGCCGCGCCAACCTGCTGAATAACGCCAACATCACCACCATTATTCGCGACGCCGGCTTTCGTCTGTGGGGTAACCGCACGCTGTCCAGTGATCCCAAATGGGCGTTCGTCACCCGCGTGCGAACCATGGACATCGTCATGGACGCGATTCTCTACGGGCACAAATGGGCGGTGGATCGGTCGATCACGGCCACCTATGTGAAGGACGTCACCGAGGGCCTGCAAGCCTTCATGCGCGACCTCAAGAACCAGGGGGCGATTATCAATTTCGAGGTCTATGCCGACCCGGAGTTGAACACCGCCAGCCAACTGGAACAGGGCAAGGTGTACTGGAATATCCGCTTCACCGACGTACCGCCCGCCGAGAACCCGAATTTTCGTGTCGAGGTTACCAACCAGTGGTTGACCGAAGTCCTCGATAAAGCCGCTTAAGGAGCCGCAGCAATGGCAATGATTCCCGAAACCCTGGCGAACATGAATTTGTTTGTCGACGGCATCAGCTTTCAAGGCGACGTGCCGAGCCTGACCCTGCCCAAGCTCACCCTCAAGACCGAGGAACACCGGGCCGGCGGCATGGATCTGCCGGTGGAACTGGACATGGGCATGGAGAAGCAAGAAGCCGGCTTCACCACCACCGGCGTGCGCCGCGAGTCGCTGCGCATGTTCGGTCTGTCTGATGGGACCGCGTTCAACGGCGTGTTCCGGGGGGCCTTCAAGGGCCTCAAGGGCAAGACCACCCCGGTGATCGTGACCCTGCGCGGCCTGCTCAAGGAAGTCGACATGGGCGACTGGAAGGCGGGCGACAAGGCCGAGATCAAGCACAACGTGGCCTTGACCTACTACAAGCTGGAGGTCGACGGGCGCCTGATCTACGAGATCGATGCCCTCGGCATGAAGCGCGTGATTAACGGTGTCGACCAACTCGCCGCCCAACGTTCGGCCCTGGGCCTGTAAGGAAAACCCTCATGACTCAAGCAAAGAAAACCCCGGCCTGGATGACCCTGACCCCCGATAGCGTCGCAGTGACCCTGACCAAGGCTGTCGAGCTGAACGGCGTGCGGTGCGACACGGTCACCCTGCGGGCCCCCACCGTGCGCGACGTGCGCGCAGCGAACACCGCCGCCGGCGGTGATGACGAACAACGCGAGCTGGCGCTGTTTGCCAGCCTGGCCGAGGTCGGCAGTAAGGACCTGGAGGGCATGACCCTCAAGGACTACCAGCGCTTGCAGGCCGGCTATTTTCGCCTGGTGCAAGACGACGAACTTTGACCCGGCGGTGTTGAAGATGGCGGCAAAGCGGCTCGCGAGCGAGCTGCATTTTTCCGCCGAGGAGATTATGACCATGCGCTTTTCCGACATGGTCTGGTGGCTCACGGATTGAGCCTCACGCGTGTAGGGGGATCAGATGGCACGCAATATTGCGTTGGGGCTGGTGATCGGCGGCGCCGTGAGTGCAACAGTCGGCGCCGCATTCAAGACCGTTGAAAACCGCATCAAGAAGCTGGAAGAGCAGGGCAGCAGGGCCAAGGTGCTGAAAAGCACCATCGGCGAAACCATGCGCCTGCGCGATGAATGGAAGCGAGCCCACGACAGCGGCGCCGCCTCTGCGGCCGGCCTGCTTAGCAAGCTGGAGCGCAACCTAAGCAGCCTGCAAAAGCAGGGCGTTCAGGTCGGCAAGCTGCGCCAGGAATACCAGGCCCTCGGCCGGGTGGCCAAGGGCGCAGATTTGCAGCTCAAGGGGCACCAGCAGATCCAGCAGGGCAAGGAAGGGTTCAAGTCGAGCATTGGCCAGGCCGTGGCCGGGACTGCGGCTGTAGCGATCCCTACCAAGATCAGTGCTGACTACCAGGCAATCATTCGGGATATCGCGATCAAGGCTGGCATTGCCAACAAGCCCGAAGAGCAGCAGATGACACGGACGATCATCGAGACTTCCCAGCAGACTGGAATGGGTCGAAACGAGGTGGCGGACCTTGTGAACCAATTGGTGGCTGCTGGCCTGGAGCTGGACAAGGCGCTGTCCTATGCGCCGCTCGCTGCAAAGTTCGCGGTCGGTCAGGGCTCGGGCGGTGAAGAGACGGCGAAAATGATTTTTGCGTTGCAGCAGAACGCCAAGATCAACGATCCGAAAATCATGGAAAAGGCGCTGGAGGCTATCGCCGTGCAGGGCCAGTCGGGCAGTTTCGAGGCGTCCGACATGGCGCGCTGGTTCCCCAAACTGCTGGCCAACATGGGTAACACCCAGTTGTTTGGCATGGATGCTGTTGTGCAGTTGGGGTCGATGCTGCAAGTGCAGATGAAGACTGCCGGCAGTGCGGACGAGGCGGCCAACAACCTGATGAACTGGATGGCCAAATCGGGGGCGGAAGATGTCGTGAAGGCCTACAAGGACGTTGGCATTGATTACCAAGCGTCGTTGAACACGGGGATTCAGGGCGGAAAGTCGACCTTTGAATCGACCTTTGAACTGGCCATGCGATACATCAAGGCCACGGACCCGGCGAAGGCCGCGAAGATGCAGGAAGCCCAGGCCAAAATCAGCAAGGAAGCCGATCCGGAGGCGGCCAAGGCGCAGTTGATCGCGCTGGAGGAGTCGTTGCGTACCGGAAACCTGTTCGCTGACATGCAAGTCAAGATGGCCCTTCTGGCGTACTCGCAGAACCGCGAGCTGTACGAGCAGCAGAAAAAGAACTCGCTCAACGGCAAGGGCATCCTTGATCAAAACCTGGCCGAGCGGCGCGAGACGTCCGCCCAGCTTTGGACCGAAACCGTCCAGGCAATTAACGACGGCATGCGTGCGGTGGGTGATGCGCTGCGGCCGGCGACGGATGCGGTGGCCAAGGGTGTTCGAACGGTGGCCATGTCGTTGACCGGGCTCACGGAAAAGATGCCGGGTGTTGTCGCCGGAGTGGTGGGCGTAGGTGCGGCGTTGGTCGCGCTGGGTTCAGCATTCAGCATGTTCAAGATGGGGAAGGGGCTTTTCAACGTTGCCCGGGGTTCGCTGATGGGCAACCCGAATGTGATCCAACGGGTGTTCGTCACCAATGCCGGTGCCATGGGGGGCGGTGATTACGACTTCGATGGAGGCCGTGACAAGAAGGGCGGAAAAGGGGCTAAGGGCGGCAAGGCGGGCGGCGGTGTACGTGGTCGGCTCGGCCGGGTCGGGCGTGCGTTGCGCTCTGCGATCCGGCCCGGCGTTCTGGGCCGCACGGCGCGGTTGGGTGGCGCAGCATTGAAGGGTGCTACCAGCTTGGGCTTGTCGGCAGTGAAAAGTATCGGCGGGCTGGTCAAAGGGATGTCACCCTGGGTGAAAGGTGGCGGTGCGCTTGCGGCTCTGGGGGCGGGGATCAAGATTGCAGACACCTATCAGAACGCAAAGACCAAGGACGAAAAGGCAGAAGGCTATGGTGGCGCCGCCGGTGGATTAGCCGGTGCAATGATCGGCACCAAGGCAGGCATGGCGTTTGGTGCTGCCATTGGCACGATTGTTCCGGGGCTCGGCACGGCCATTGGCGGGGCTGTGGGGGCCGTGGTAGGTGGCGCTTTGGGTTACTGGGGCGGTGATGCCCTGGGCGCAATAGCCGGGAAAGCGCTGTTCGGTTCTGACGACTCGCTTAAACGAATGCCCTATGCAGGCCCGCTGATGATGCGCGATGCCGGCAAGAACATCCCGCCCGTCCTGGGCGATATCGCCAAGTCCTTCAAGGCCAGCCCGGCCCCGCTGATGCTCAAGGCCCCCGAGGCAGCTAAACCCATGATGGGGCAGGTGGTGCGCTCGATGGCGGGGACAGCGTCGCCAGTCGCAACGCCGGCGATGATCAAGCCGCCTGAGTTGGCGAAACCATTGCCGCCGAAGGTCGACCAGCAATTCAGTTTTGCTCCGGCGCTATCGGTCACGGTCCAGGGTGATGTTAAGGACCCGGCGCAGTTGGCCCGGGAGCTGACCCCCCATCTGCGTTTACAGTTCGATGAATACAGCCGCCAGGCCGCTGCTCGGCAGCTGTCGGATGAACCACATGTTTAGGAGGCCCCATGGCTTATATGGAACAGCTGCAATCGGGGCTCCAGTCCCTTGTTGCAGCCGGGGAGGCCGGGCGCACTAGCGCAGACGGCATGTTGACCCCGTTGAACGGAGCCATCGGCGATATTACGGGAGCTGCGTCCGAGCTGGAGAATGTGCCGTTCGTGGGCCCGGAGATCGGCGCGAAGCTGCAACGGACCCTACGCGGTATCACGGCTGCGCAATCGGTCGTGGGTCAGGCCGCCGCCGGCTACAGCCAGGCCGTGTCGGCGGCGGGGCAGATCCAGCAGCGCTTGGGGTCCTTGCAGGAGCAGACGGCCAGGGCGGGGGCTGCGATCAACCGCATAGGCGGGCAAGTCAGCCCGGCCCTGGGGAACATCCTACCCAGCGGTGCCCTGGGCGGCCTCGGCACGCCGGCAGCGGCCGCAGTGAAGCCGTTCCCGCACCTGCTGATCATTCACCCGCTGCGCCCAGGGGCACAGCCCTACTACTTCAACCTGGACACGGCGGCCTTCGACGAACTGCGCCGGCAGACGGCGTTTCGCTGGGCGGGTCAGGAGCGTCTGACCCGCAGCATTGCCCAGCAGGCTGTGGGGCAGGGGGACGATAAGATCACGCTCAAGGGCGCGGTGTTCCCGGGTTTCAAGGCCGGCCTCGGCCAGTTGCAGAAGCTGCGCAGTATTGGCCGGCGGCTCCAGCCCTTGAGCCTTACCACCGGTTATGGCGAGGTCCTGGGCACCTGGTGTCTGACAAGCCTTGAGGAAGAACAGAGCCACTTACTGGCCGGCGGCGTGCCACGCAAACAAGGCTTTTCATTGGAGTTCGTGAGCTATGGCGACGACCTGCAGAACGTCTAGCGGGGATCTGCTCGACACGATTTGCTATCAGTTCTACGGCCATCTGAACGGCAGTGTGGAGGCTGTGCTGGATGCCAACCAGGGGCTGAGCGATGAACCCCAGCCATTCCGGGCTGGGGTGCTGATCGTGCTGCCGGAGTTGCCGGCGGCAGTCGATGCGATGGTTCAGCTCTGGGACTAGCTTGCCGCCTTGGCGCACTGCGCGGCGTTGGCCAAGTAGGACTTATGGTAATCAATGAACTCTTGGGTTTTCTTGAAAATCATTCCCTGCCAGGACATCGCAGCATCAATAGCGGCTGAGTGGCATTTGGCGAAGGGGGCGAACATTGTTCCAAATCGGTCGCTTTCATCTTGCAGCTTGTTCAGCGCAATGGCCTGGTCCCGAGATTGCTTGCCATTCATTGTTCCCGACCGCGCAAGGTCATGGCCGTATTCCACTCTTTCGGCCAGACGTTTAAGGAATTCTAGGGCCTCTTCGGGCTTGATCTTTTTAGCGGCTTCCTGGGCCGCCATGGCCTGCCTTCCGCGCTCTGCGGCTTCGGCGCTGACAGGCTGGCCGTCGTTCAGGTCGATGACTCGCAGTTTCTGCTCGGCATGAGCCATCGAGGCGGCCAGCAGGCAGAGCGTTAATCCAAAAATCCTTTTCATTACTTCAACTCCTGTAGGGCAATGGTTGCCGGATTCTATGCAGTCCTGGCGGCCCCGTCACTTGGGGGAGGTCTATTGCATGACACCCATTTTCCGAATTGTCGCCGATGGTAGCGACATAACGGCTCTGATCAATGACCGGCTGATAACCCTGCGCACCTCGGACAAGCCGGGCATGGAGTCGGACGAGTTTGAATTGCGCATCGATGATCGCGCCCAGGCCGTGGCGCTGCCCAGCCGGGGCGCCAGTATCGAGGTGTTCATGGGCTACAGCGGTCAGGCGCTAGCGCGGCTGGGGCGCTATACCGTGGATGAAGTGGTGGTCAGCGGCCCACCGGACACCATCGAGATACGCGGCAAGGCCAGCGACATGCGAGGCAGTGGCAAGACCACCCGCAGTGGCAGTTGGGAGGATGTACCGCTGCAACAGATCGTGCGCGACACTGCCGCCCGCAACGGCTGGACGCCCGTGTGCCCGGTCACAACCAAGGTGCCTCGGGTCGACCAGCTCAACGAGTCCGACTTTAACTTCATCACCCGCCTGGCCAAACAGTACGACTGCACGGCCAAGGTGGCCGACGGCAAGCTATTGGTGTTGCCCCGCCAGGCCGGCCAAAGCGCCAGTGGTAAAGCCCTCGGCATGGTCACCATCACTCGCCGGGACGTGAGCCGCTACCAGTTCCGCTTTGGCGATCGCAGTACGCATAAGGCCGTGCAGACCAAGCACCAGGACAAGAAAAACGGCAAGTTGCGGGTGGTCGACCTGGGTAACGACGACTCCCCAGATGGCCTGCCACCGGTGCATACCGACCGCCATATCTACCCCAACAAATCCGCCGCAGAGCAGGCCGCTAAGGCCCGGCTGGCTGCATTCAACCGCAGCACCGCCGGCGTGCGCCTGGAGATGCCCGGGCGTACCGACCTGTTCGCAGAACGCATGATCAACGCCCAGGGCTTCAAGGTTGGGCTGGATGGTGAATACCTGGTCGACTCGGTCGAGCAGGTGTTTACCCAATCGGGCTGGAGTACCACCGTCGAATGCAACGGCGGCAAGAAGGGCAAAGCGAAAGCCAAGGGCAAGAAAAAGAAAGCCACCAAGCCGCTCAGGGTCGAGCAGCTTTAAACCCCATCACCACTGGAGACACGACATATGCCAATCACCGAGCAGCAGTTGCTGCAAATCCTTCCCAACGCCGGCGCTAAAGCCGGCGTTTTTGTTCCTGCCCTCAACGCGGCCATGAGCAAGTACGCGATCATTACCCGACTTCGAATCGCGGCGTTCATCGCACAGATCGGCCATGAGTCCGGCCAGCTGCGTTATGTCCGCGAGCTAGGCAACGACCAGTACTTGAGCAAGTACGACACCGGCACCCTGGCCGCTCGCCTGGGCAATACGCCGCAGGCCGATGGCGACGGCCAGAAGTACCGGGGGCGGGGGCTGATCCAGGTCACCGGCCGGACCAACTATGAAGCGTGCAGCGAAGCGCTGTTCGGCGACTCGCGATTGCTCAATACCCCTGAGCTACTGGAAAACCCGGTCTATGCAGCGCTGTCGGCGGGCTGGTTCTGGCAGAAGGCCGGCCTGAACACCCTCGCCGACAAGGGCGACTTTCTCACGATCACCAAACGCATTAACGGCGGCACCAACGGCCTGGCAGATCGCCAGGCGCTGTATGAGCGTGCCCTTAAGGTGCTGGCGTGAAGGCCCCGGGCTGGTTGTTGCCAGCCCTGGCCCTGGTGCTGGGGTTCGCCCTGGGCGGTTGGCTGGCCTGGTCCTGGCAGGCCAACGCCTACGGCAAGGCCCTGGCAGAACAGGCCGAGGCGTACAGCACGGACCGTGAGCAGGCCGCTACGGCGGTGATCAACTGGCAGGGCGAGCAGCAAGACGCCCGCCGGGCTCTGGAGGATCGCCAGCAAGAAAGCGATAAAACTCACTACAAGGAATTGCGCGATGTTCAATCGAACCAGGTTCGCCTGCGTGACAAGCTTGCTACTACTGAGTTGCGGCTGTCATTCCTACTCAACACCGCCGCCTCGGCTGGTCGCTGTGGGGTGCCAGCCACCGCCGGCGCCGGCGGCATGGATCATGGAGCGGCGAGAGCCGAACTTGACCCAGCGGCTGCTCAACGAATTGTCGCCATCGCGGGAGACGGTGACCAAGGATTGATCGCCCTGGCCGCGTGCCAGGACTACGTGAAGGGAGTTGTTTCAACGAAGTGAAAAGGCGCGGCCAGTAGAGATACACCAATATCTTTACTGGCCACACAGCCGCAGAAACAAATGCGGATCTAGTCAAAAAGGGGGGGGTGAAATGGTTAATGTTTGAATGGTTTAATTGCTAGTTGGAGTAGGCGAACGGTTTCGATATAAGCGATTAGCAATAGTGTTTTCATCATTTTTTTTACCTCTAATATTGGTCAGGCACCGCATGTGTTGCGGTGTCCGAAGGTTTATTTTTGTGCTGCCTTAACAATCTATGTTGGGTGTAGCTAGTTGGTCAATACTTGGCAGGGATTTTTTTGTTCGCACACTTTTTGTGTTTGTGTTTTTGTTAAATCCGATTATGGGAAGTGAAGAATAAATGTGGCATTTATATGCCACTGAAATCCGAAGCTGGGAAGTGAAGAATAAACGTGGCATTT